AGTAAATAAAGTGATGGGCCCAAAACCAACAATTTGGGTGGCCCATTTCCTACATTTTCAATGACCCAAAACCAACATTTTTAGATGGCCCTTGACACTAAAGCAGCAACTAAAGCTATTGAAAAGCAAAAAGAAGCAATAGGGAAGCTTCAAAATAAAGTAGACCAATTGCAATCTGGTGGTGCTGCCAAAGATATGCTTTCTAAACTTGGAATTAAAAATAGTGATTTAGTAGATGCTAATGGTAACCTAAGGGATTTAACAACTATTATGTCCATAGTAAATGATCATACAAAAAATATGGGAACTGCTGAAAAAAACTCTGTTTTTCAACAATTATTTGGAACAACAGGGCAACAAGCTGGTATTATTCTCGCTCAAAATAATAAAGAACTTGAAGAGCTAAATAATAAAGTAAAAAACTCTGCTGATGGTCAAGGATATGTTGCAAATCTTGCCAAGAAAAATATGGGATCGGTTAAGTCGGAGATAAAACAATTCAAGGCAGCTGGTGAGGCTGTTTTAATTATGATTGGTCAAAAGTTCTTGCCAGTTTTATCTGATGCGGCTACTTCAATGGCTAAGGCATTTAATTCTAAAGAGGGCAAGCAAGGACTTGAAGAAATAGCTAGTTGGATCGCTGAAATATTCCAAAAGCTCGTTGATACCGTAAAATTTATCGGGGAACATAAAGATTTTGTTGTAAATACAGCAAAAGTTTTCGCTAGTATTTGGGCAGTTAATAAAATTGGCGATGCTCTATCGATGGTTAAAAAAATTAATAATGAACTTAAAATAATGTCAGGTATTAATGCTTTATCTGATGCATTATCTGGCGGAGGCATTAAAACATCTATAGGTAAAGGCGTCGCCGCTGAAGCTGAAACAGTTGCTTCAACAGTAACTAAAAGAGGCGTAGCTGCTGAAGGCGAAGCACTTGTTGCCTCTGGCGGTTTATCAAAAGCTACTTCCTTAATTCCAAGATTATTAGGAATTATTGGCTCTGTTGGCGGAAGTACAGTCTTGTCTGGTGGAATAAATGCAGGAGCTGAATTACTCAGCAAAGATAGTACAGCTCAAAAGACTGGGGGGGTTGCTGGCTCACTCGGTGGAGCAGCGGCAGGAGCAGCGATTGGTTCTCTTATCGCTCCTGGTATTGGTACAGCAATTGGTGCAGCAATAGGTGGAATGGGTGGTAAAAACTTAGGTAAAAAGCTTGGGGATTTGATTAATGACGGATTAAAAGAATCTTCACTAAAAAGTGAAAAACTACCAGTTGTTAAGTTTGACCCTAAAGCACCAACTAAAGACATGAAAGAGTTCTCCAAGGACTACCAAGGTTTCTTGGATAAAATCAAAAAATCAGCAACTATTGATATTGTAGATGAGAAATCACTTGAAAAAGCTAAGAAAGCAACTGCTGATGCTTATGCGAAGATGTCTAAAGATATTGATAAATTTTATCAGAATCAAGAAAAAGATTCTAAAAAGCAAGTAGATATTCTAGTTAAAAATGGTGTAATTACTCAAGCTCAGGCTGACAAATTAAACAAAGGTCAAAAAGATTCAGACGATAAGCAGAAGGCAGCTCAGAAAAAGAATCTTGATGAGATGAAGAAAAATACTGATAATTACTATGCTAGTGTTTCTAAAGAGCAAAAAAGAGCTAATGACGCTAACACAAGATTAACTAAAGATCATGATGCTGAAATTAAAAAAATTAAATCCGGAAGTACCGACACTCTTTTAGCATTGGAAAAGAAATACGGTAAAAATTCACCTCAATATCAAAAAGAGATGATGGCTGAAATTTTAAGAGCAACAAATTCTTTTGATAATAAGCAAGAGCAAAATAAAAAAGAGCATAGTAACAATATGAATAAGATTGAAAAAGACTATGCTAAAACACAAACAAAATCTGAAGAGCAGATGAATAATCAAATCAATACTGCTACTAAAATTGCTCAAAATAAACAGCTTGATTTACTTGATGATTTAAAAAATAAAAAAGGTAAATTAAATCAAAAACAATTAATTGATACGCTTGAAAAGGCTGATGATGAATATAAAGGAGTTAAGGATAAGGCTCAAAAGCAAAAAGATGATGTTGTAAAAGCAGCAAATGAACAATATAAAAAATCCGTTGCAGCAATTGATAAACAACGTGCAGAAAATGGGTCTATAACAAAAGCTCAATATGATGAAATGATAAAAACTGCCAAAAAGCAACGTGATGATTCAATTGGTCATGCTAATGAACAATATAAAGGCGTAGTAGATAAGGCGCAAAAAACTCATAAAGAAACAATTGACTTTGCTAATGATAAGGCTGATAAAAATGTAAAAGCCGCTGCAGGAGAACAAAAACAAACAGTAGAACAATATACTAAAGGATTTAGAGATTCAAGAGACTTAATTAACTCATTTGTTGACGGGATTAATGGCGTTCTTAACTTCCTGCACAAAGGGTGGGGGAATATCGGGCACGTTAGCCTTAAAGGATATGCTGTAGGTACTCGTGGTTTAGCGCAAGATGAAACAGCTTTAGTTGGTGAAGAAGGATTTGAACTTGCTCATCATCCAAACCGTGGTATTTTTGCGGTTGGTCAACAAGGCCCTGAAATTCGTAATTTGAAAGCTGGAACTTCAATTCTTCCTCACTCAATGTCAAAAGAATTCTTATCATTAACAGCTAATTTACCAGCTCATGCTGACGGTGTATCTGGCTTCCTATCAGATGCGCTTGGATGGGTTAAATCAACATATAAAGATGTCACAAGTGTTATTTCAAAAGGACCTAAAGGAGTTGTAGATGCTATTTATAATGGCTTAGGATTAGATGATTTAGAAAATGATTTTCCACCAGTTGTGACTAGGATAGCAAAGGGGTCCGCTCAAACAGCACAAGATAATTTTATAAAATTCTTACAATCATTCTTCAAAAAAGCTGAATCTGATGCAGGAGGATCACAAGGTTCACCATCTGGTTCTGGTGTTCAACGTTGGGCTGGACAAGTTAAACAGGCGCTTGCAGCTAACGGCTTGAGCACAAACCAAGACATGATTGACCGTGTGCTCCGTCAAATTTCTTCTGAATCAAGCGGAAATGAAAAAGCCGTTCAAGGGAACATCGGAGATATTAACAATATCACTGGTGACCTTGCTAAAGGGTTGATGCAAACAATTTCCTCAACTTTCAACGCCAATAAATTCCCTGGTCACGGTGATATTTTTAATGGTTACGATAACTTATTAGCTGCTCTTAATTATGCTAAAAGCCGTTATGGTTCAAGTCTGTCATTCCTTGGAAATGGGCATGGCTATGAAAACGGCGGAATCATCAACGCTCATGGATTCTATGAAATTGCTGAAGGAAATCGTCCTGAAATGGTTATTCCGCTTGATCCTCAAAAGAAGTCAAGAGCGACTCAACTTTTGAACCAAGCAAATAGAACTATTAACGCTAATAATTATGAAAAAAATTCTAATAGTAATATGGAATTAGCTTTAACTCAAGCTGTTAATCTACTTTCTCAAGTTCTTGGAGCGACAAAAGAACAAACAACAGCTCTTAAAAATCAACCTGCACCAATTATTGATGAAAATAGTTTCTTTAAAGGTGCAGCTCCAACAATTAAAAAAACACAGGATTCATACCAAAATAGAAAAAATAGATTAGGAGGTATTATGATTTGACATTTACGATAAGTTTTAATGGTCAAAATATTTCCGACTTGGTAGATGGATTTACTTCAATCGAACGAAATTTTGGCTCAACATGGACAAATAATCTTGGACCAGAAGGAACTACAAGATATGGTCAAGAATTTGTTAATAATTATATTAATGCGAAAACAATTACAATTTCTTTCATTAAAGATGGTATTCCGAAAGATTGGGTTAATATTCGCCAACAAATTGCTAGTGTTTTAGATGTTTCAACTCCTTCACCATTAATTTTTAGTGATGAGCCAAATAAAGTTTGGTATGCATTGCCTGATCAGTTACCTACTTTTTCTGAAGATATATCTTCTTTAAGGGCAACAGGAACTTTAACATTTATTGTACCGTCAGGTGTTGCTATCTCAAGCTATACACAAGAATTGAATTCAAATAATTCAGGAGGAGCAAATGGTTCCATTACAGTTAATTCAGATAACACAGTAGATGTTTTGATTAATAATCAAGGGACTATTCCTGCATATCCTACGTTTAAATTTACTCATAAATCTGATAATGCATTTATAGGTATTGCAGGTCAAAATGGAGTTATTGGATTGGGAAGTCAGGATCAAACTTTGATTGACTCAAAAACAACTGAAACAACAAGAGTAGAATCTCAATGGCTTTTAAACCCATCTGGTATAAGCCAAAATAGTAATTTTAGTGGACATTTTAATGTGGCTAATGATGTTGGCAACCCTCAAAACGGTCAATTATTAACTGCAGGAAATCTTGTTTTTAAAAAAGATGGATTAAGATTACAAGATGGAGGTTTTCCTCCGTCTGGCGGAACATGGTCAATGCAAGGGGCTATGCAAGTCTATAATGTTCCAGCTGATAAAATAGGAAATGTTGGAACAGCTAATTTTACTTCAACATTTAATATTTGGGCGCAAGCAACAAAAATGGGGCAAACTGGGCTGATGCAAGTTTTATTTTGTGATTCTAACAATAAACTTATGGCTGGATTAGGAATATATAAAGATGATACAAGAGGAAATAGCTTTAGAACTCAACTTTATATTGGTGGTAATCATCCCAGAACATGGAAAACATTTGGACCAGGAGGACAAGAATTAAATAATGGTGGTCATGGAGATGGGAAAGTTCCTAATCCAAACTTATATTTTAATTCTACAACTGGATATTTTACTATTCAAAAGAAAGATAGAGTTTTCAATTTTACATTTGGCAATAGAGGAGGAAATTACCCTATTACTATTCCAGAGCTTGGAAGTACTAAATGTACAAAAGTATTTGTATATATGGGGCAATTAAAAGGAAGAGATGTCAACACACAATATATAACAAATCTATCGCTTAGAATGTTTAAATTTCAAAAGAATGATGTTACCAAAACAATTGATAGCAATACAGATGTTACAACATTTATTCCAGCAGATAATCATCATTATGGTAATAGTGAAGTTGTTGTGGTAAATATGAGCAGTTCAAAAATATATAGAAGAGAAGGACTTACAATTGCTAATGATGAGATGATTACTGGTTCAGAACCATTTTCAGTTCCTCCAGGTCAATCAATTGTTAATTGCTCATTTGGAGATAATACAGTGCCTCCTGATATTGATGTAACTTGGAAAGAAAGGTATCTATAATGCAATTAAATATTCATGACTCAACATTAAAAAGAATTGGTTTTATCAATAATGATCTACCAGATGCACTTCACTATTTTAATGATAATTGGCATCGTTATTTAGCGGAGGGAACATCTACTTTTGACTTTTCTGTTAATAAGGTAAATCCTGATTATACCTTGTTGACTTTACAAAGCTATATAAGCTTTAGTTACGATGATGAAGATTATTTATTTAATATAATTAATATTCAACAAGATCATTATTCAATGCAATTACAATGCGAAAATTTAAATCTTGAACTGATTAGTGAGGATGTAGAACCATATAATAATAATCTTCGCCATAGTATCGTTTGGTATCTTAAAAATGCAGCTAAAATTACAGATAATGTTGTTGAAATAGGTAATAATCCTTTTTCAACTATTGATGAAGATACATCTAATCCAATACTCTCTTTTGATAGTACCGAAACAAAACTAGCTCGTATAATTTCTATTTGTAATAGTTTTAAGGCTGAATTTCAATTTAAAACAAATCTAAAAGATGACGGAACACTTCAAAATATAACATTAGATTTATATCAAACTGGAGGAGTTGGGCAATTAAGAAAAGATGTAACGTTATATTATGGTAAAAATATTGATGGTATAACCTCTACTGGTGATAGAACATCTACATTTTTTAATTCAACTACCGTTACTGATTCAAATAACAAATATAATTGGTTATCAATAGAAGGAAAATATTATAATTCTGATGGCCAATTAGAATTTTATAAAGATGCTGGTAGTAATACAGCATATGCTCCTTTATCAAGAGATATGTTTCCTTCTCAAATCCTATCTACATCTTCAGATCAATATACTAATAAAAATATTCAAACATCCGCAAGTTCAAATGATGATTTATGGGATTATGCTGTAAGCCAGTTTAAACTATATGCTTATCCTCAAATGACTTATGAAGTAGTAGTATCAGTAAATGCTGTTACAAGTGCTCTTGGAAATGACAAAAAGCTAAATATTGGAGATACAATAATTGTTCAAGACTCAACTTTTGACAAGTCAGATGGTGGATTAATTTTATCAGCAAGAGTATCTGAACAAGAAATAAGTTTTACTAATCCATTAAATAATAAAATTACTTTTACTAATTTTGTTAAATTAAAAAGTGAAATTTCTGCCGATTTATATGGAAGAATGAAAGATTTAGTTGACCAAAATACACCCTATAAGGCGGAAGTAGAAACTACTAACGGATTACAATTTAAGAACGGTAAGGGTTCAACGACCTTAACTGCTCGAATTTATTTCGGGTCAGATTCTACAGAAACTAAAGCCGATAGTTATGAGTGGAGAAAGGATGGAACTCTTGTAGCAAACGTTCAAGAAATTACTGTGGACGCTAGTGAAATTGATGGAAAAGCGGTCTATGCTTATAAAGCTACTGTTAATGAAAAAGTAGTCGGCACTGCTTCGGTTACGATAACTAATGTCAATGACGGGGAAAGAGGTCCTCAAGGATTAAAAGGTGACCCTGGAGCAACTGGTATCCCCGGACAACCCGGAGCTGACGGAAAAACAAGTTATCTTCACATCGCTTATGCCACAAACTCAACTGGTACGGCTGGATTTGATGTATCAAATGCGACTGGTAAAACTTATATCGGACAATATACAGACTTTACGAGTGCTGATTCTACAGACCCAAGTAAGTACACATGGAGCTTGATTAAAGGTGATAAAGGCGATAAGGGAGACCCAGGTAACAACGGTACTAATGGAATAGCAGGTAATGATGGTAAGGGAATTAAAGCCACTGCAATCACTTATCAAGCGAGCACTAATGGCACCACTGCTCCAACTGGTACATGGTCAGCTAGTGTTCCCACTGTGGCTAAAGGGAGTTTCCTGTGGACACGCACCATCTGGACGTATACAGATAACACTACAGAAACTGGATATGCTGTAGCCTATATGGGTACCAATGGTAACAACGGTAATGATGGAATTGCTGGTAAAGATGGTACTGGTATCAAAAATACGACTATTACATATGCAGGCTCAACAAGTGGAACGACGGCACCAACTAGCGGTTGGACTTCCACAGTTCCGACAGTTGCAGCAGGTAGTTATCTGTGGACTAAGACTGTTTGGGCTTATACGGATAATACCAGTGAAACAGGTTATTCAGTAGGTAAAATGGGAAACACTGGTCCTGCTGGAAGTGATGGTAATCCCGGTAAAGTTGTTTCTGATACTGAACCAACCACAAAATTCAAGGGATTAACATGGAAATATTCCGGAGTAGTGGACATGACACTTGGTGATGGTACAAAAATATTAGCTGGAACGGAGTACTACTGGAATGGGACGGTTTGGGCTTTATATGAAATCAATGCTCATAACATCAACGGAGATAATCTATCAGTAACTAACGGTACTTTTAAAGATGGAAAAATAGAGAGTATCTGGGGTGGAAATGGAGTAAATGGTACGACTACTATTGAGGGTAGTCATTTACAAATTTACTCATCAGATTCTACAACTAACACTGAAAATACAATAGCACTTGATAATCTTCAAGGATATGCTCAAGTTTATACTGACCATAATACAGGGAGAACCATAACGGTTCAAGCCTCTTTTCAAGGTTTCTTTGTTTCTGACAGTACAGGGCCATATGTTTCTGTGACACCAACAGGTATAGTGAATTCTGTAGATGTCTCTTGGACAACAATCGGAAGTTATGCAGCTTATCGAAGAGATGGGAGAGTAGTAACTATTCGAGTAGTAGGAGCTAAAAGAAGTACAACAGGTGATATCTATATTGGAACTATTCCGCTTAAACATTGTCCTGCTGCAAGTGTTATGGGTAGTGCATTAGCTTGGTCTGCTGGTGTTGCAAACGATAAACATATACAAATAAACGGTTTAAATCAATCAAACAGTGGAACAGTTACAATTCTTTCTGCAGTAGCTAATCAAGAATATACATTTCAATTAACATATCAAATATAGAAAAGAGAGATAAAGTATGGCAATTCAACAAAAAAATAGTAGAAATATTTTAGCGAATATCACAATAGGAGAGCTACCAGCGGCATTCGTTTCATCAGAAATACAAGAAGACGGAACTATGATTTTAACTTGCAATGTCAATAATCCCGGATTATTTTTTTCATCAGAAGATGGTAAAAATGATGCTCTGAAAGTATTTGATGAGGCTATTGATGTCGCTAAAGACTTATCGGTTAAGTATTCTGAAAGCAACTTAATAAAATAGAAAGCAGGGGTTATGGAATTAGAACAACTTGTGGAGCAGCACGAGGACAAACTCAAGCGGCACGATAAAGAATTATCTCGACTTAATGATATGTCGTTAGAAATTCAAAAACAAATGAATGACGGTCTGACTCGTGTGGATGAATCAAATCGCTTTTTAAGAGAACAGAATACTCGTCAATCTGAGCAGAATGCTCAAATATTGCAAGCTGTTATTAAAGGTAATGAAAGCTCAGATGAACATCAGTTTCAGTTGAAGCTGCTTGATAAAACAAACTTTTGGAAATTGATTTTCGGAATTGGCGGAGCTTCGGCGGCCATATATACGATTATCATGGAAGTTATAAAATTAATTAAATAAAAGAGGAAAAATAAAATGGATCAAAATTTAATGACAATCTTTAGCGGCGTTTTAACTTTAGTAGGAACAGTAGTGTCTTACTTCATCTCACAGGCAGCTAAAAAGCATAGCAATGTAAAAAATATCGATGCTTTAGCTAAATTGGCAAATCAAGGAGTGACTTGGGCAGAAAAGAACTTCAACGAGAATCCTGAGAAGTTGTCTGAAGCTATTAACTATGTGACAGAAGAGGCTAAACGAATTAAAATCAAAACCAATCCCGCTCAGATTGAAGCTCAAATTGAAACATCATTAGCTCAGTTGAAAAAGAATTTCACTTCTGACCCAGTTAAAACTGTTAAAGAGGTTACTGAAAAAGCAGTTGAAGTTACTGGTCAAGTTGCTCAAGCAACGCAGAAAGCGGCTGACATTATTTTTCCAATTATTGAAGAAGTAGAAAAATCAGAACCAACAGAACAAGGAGAATGATATGAACGGAATTGACATTTCCAGCTATCAAGCAGAATTAAACGCTGGAATTGTTCCCTCAGATTTCGTCATTATAAAGGCCACAGAGGGAACTAACTATATAAATCCAACTTGGGAAGAGCAAGCTGGACAAGTGATTCAAACAAATAAACTTCTGGGTTTCTACCATTTTGCCAGTACTGGAAATCCGATTACTGAAGCTGATTTTTTTATCAGTGTTGTTAAAAATTATATTGGCAAAGCAATTCTTGTTTTAGACTTTGAAGCTGGGGCAATTAATGCATGGGGAAATGTTGGTGCCCGTCAATTTCTGAATCGAGTAAAAGAAAAAACTGGAATCAATCCGATGATTTACATGTCAGCAGAAGTTACTCGCCAGTTTAACTGGAGCATAATTTCAAACACTAACCCTTTATGGGTCGCGCAATATGCCTCTATGAATCCTACAGGTTATCAATCTGAACCGTGGACTGACGGAAAAGGGTACGGCGCTTGGAGTTCAGCGGCTATCCACCAGTATAGTTCAGCTGGTTCACTTGCTAATTGGAACGGTAATCTTGATATAAATCTTGCTTATATCAATGCCAATCAATGGAAATCACTAGCAGGAAGTGGAAGCACTAGCAATTCAATAACTACAGAAGATATTAATATAAATAATACAATAGAATATGAGGAAGAAGAAATGCACTTTATTCAAACAGTTGATACAAAGCGAATCTATATGATTAATGCTGGAATGTATTCGTGGATTACAGACCCAGGAATGTGGACTAATTATCAAAAAGCATTCCCTAAAGCACCAGTTATTCCACTATATCAAGCACAAATGGAAAAACTATATCGTAAAAATGTGTAAATTAAAATCCTGACTTCGGTCAGGGCTTTTTTTGTTAATAAATGTTACTGTTTTTCTTAAGATAAATTAGTATAATATCCTTATCGTAAATGCTATTCCAAATACAAATACAAATAGCTAAGTGTTTATGAAGAGATAAAGCGCCCTTTTCCAAAGCGAGGGCGTTTTTTTTTTACAACGGAAACAGTAAATTGTATAATAATTTTATCCTTTTACATAAGGTTATAAATAACTCCGAGAACATCGTTTTGACTAAGTGACGGTGTTTTTTATTTGAAAACGAATACAAAAAGTAGTATAATGAATTCATCTTACCTATATAAGATAACGTCTGCCCTTTAACAGGGCTTTTTGTTCTAGTTAAGGAAGTAGATATATACTATATTTACCCAAAAATATATAATTTTTCATAAATTTACTCCGAGCGTCCCTCTCCTAACTGGGGCGCTTTTTTGTTTGCATAAACCGTATGGAATTCCGCTCGGTTACTATTTTCTTGACCTCACGAATATTTGGTATTATGCGGTTTGTGGATAGGCGGCCATCAAAAATGATGGTCGCAAAATTATGTTATAATATAATATTGGTCAATAAAAGTCAGAGATATAATTTTTGACAATGTTGTTCAGTTTGTTGTATAATTACCTCAGATAAATAAATCAGGTTAAAATTATTCCGTTTTTAATCCTTTGCTGTTATTTATCCGCCTTTCTAGGAAGGTAGCTAATTTTTTCCTGACTGGAATACTCGTTTTGACGAGAAAAAGAGGTGACAGGCACCAGAACTAAACCTGACTGTAATGTCCGATTTAATGGCGGATTTGAGGTGACAGGCACCAGAACTAAAATAAGAATTAGCTACTTTTTTGTCATTGTCGTCCTGTCGTGTTTCCTGCTCGGCAGGCTTTTTTTTGAGAAAGAAATGATGAGTAATTACCGAAAACCAAACCCGAAAGAGGCATTAAGCCTACGCAGAAACTTTGATTTTATTTATGAACTTGCTAAATTCTATTTAGAAAACCTGTCCAATAGAGTGCTGTACTTATGCACGGATTGTGAAGAGATAAAAGCGGAGTTCTCAAAAAATAGTTTATTTCACCTAGTTGGTATAAAACATAAGCAAGGGCACAATCAACTTTGGCTAGACATTCAAAATAAGCGTTTAAAATCTGATAATATTTTAATTCAGAATTTTACCATTAGAAAACTACAAGTTATGAGAGAGTTTCCTAATTTATTTTTAGGGGAAAGTTATTTAACGAGCGGTTTTGAACTACAGGTTGCTAGTTTTGATAAGTCCTTAAGAACTCATAAACTCATCCTTGCCGTTGGTTTAGGTAAAGATGATGATGGTTTCTTTCCTCAAACAGCGATAGATATTCGGGGTAATCAAAGTTATCAAAGGACTGGTAAAAAGATTCTAGAAATATATTGTATAGATTATAGTACTGGTAATAGGATATATCTTAAAACAAAAGAAAATAAACTTATCGTTTAATAAATTCTTTTGTTTTTTGGTTCTTTAGCTCAGTTGGTAGCTAACCGTTCGGTCGCTGGTTCGAGTCCAGCAAGAACCATAAATAAAAATAACAGACCTTAAAACAGACCCTAAAATACGAAGTGGTTTATATAATAATATATAAAAAACTCCCCTCGCCTCCATTATCCAGTTTATATAGAATCTTATAGACTAAGAAATCGCTCAATAGAGCGGTTTTTCTTTTATATAATCCGATATGATACGATACAATCTGATAAAAGGGAGGGAGAAAAAGAGGGAGAAAAATAAAAAAACCAGTTTATTAATACTGGTTAAAAATCAATATAATCGGAAAATTGTTGCCCTATTTTATCTTTAGCAAATTTAGTGATATGAGTATAAATGTTCATTGTTGTTTTTAAATCTGCATGCCCTAGGCGATATTGAACTTGTTTTAAACTCATGCCAGATTCAAAAAGCAAGCTTGCGTGAGTATGTCTAAATGCATGAATTCTGATTGGCTCAATTTCTTTTTCTTTGGTTATCTCTAAAAGCCATTTTCTAGGTTTTGAAGGTGATAGCATCCCTCCATTTTCAGATTCAAAAATTCGTGTGGATTCAGGATAGGTTTGGTGTAATTCATCAAGGATTTTACAAGTTTTTTCATCAAGGCTTAACAATCTGTTTGAATTAGCTTTAGGAGGAAGTATTTCATATCCTACAGGAGAATGAGAAATAGCTTTGTTGATATCAAGAGTTGATTTTCTATAATCTTTCCATTCAAGAGCGAGAAGTTCACCTTTACGAATTCCAGTAAAAGCAAGGATACGAAATAAAGCTATTTTCTTAATATCATTCGTTTTTTCTACTAAAGCCATAAAATCTCTTAATTCATCGGTATCATAAAAGTCTTTCTTTTCTTCAATTTTTTTCTTAATACCTTGAGAGGTTACAGGAGCCGCTGGATTAGCTTGTATGTAACTTAGCAGAGCAGCGTGATTAAATACCTTGCGAACCATTCCGAATAGTTTACGAGCAAATTTAAGCTTATCAGATAAATCATTTCTAAAGTTTTGTAACTCCATGGGTGTAAAATCTGATAGTTTTGTGCTTCCTATGACGGGTAAGACATGTTTTTCAAATGCTCTAGTAGTTTTGTAGTAAGTGCTGTTCTGTACTTCCTTTTCATAAACCAATAGCCATTCATCATAAAGTTCTTTAAACGTCATAGAACTTTTTGGCGTAGGATTGTCAATTTCTTCTTGGATATTATGCAAAGCAGCTCGGGCATCAGCTTTGGTTTTAAAGCCACTTTTTTCAGCGTACTGGCTTTTACCATTTTTTTTACCTAGATATGCTTTGAACTTATAAGCAGTAGTACCATTCTTCTTTTTATATGCTTTTATTTCCAAAGTTGCTTTTTATACCTCGTTTCTGATAAAATGGTATAGTAAAAAGCTTATTAAAGCCTTTATACTACTTTATAGTTTAAAACCGCCTATCGTCTCCAAACTTGGGCGGTTTTTTTTTCATAATGTTTATGTTCCTAACCTAGCTTTTAACGAGAATCAAGACATTGATCGTAGTTTTACTTATTTAATTAGTTTCCAATAATAGCTGGAATTCTTTTTCTGCCATATTAAAGAAATTATGACTTAGATGATAATGATCCAAAAATTGGTAAACATTAATAGCTTCAATTACATCAAAATAACTAATGTAATCTACGATATAATCATGCATTTCTTGCTTATTTATACTAACTTTTATTTCATCTTCAAATATTTCAGTGATAGCTTCATGCAGCTCTAAATATTCATTTTTGATGATTGACTCAGCCAATTCAAAAGGTGCATCTGTTGTATTCACAAACACA